CGCGCCAAGACTGCCGGTCTCGCGGGCACGGAGCATCTGCCGTGGATACTTGTTCCAGTTGCCCTTCCCACCGAGACCGGCAGTCTTGGCGCGGTCCATGTCCCAGTCGATGACAGCGCTACCGCCGCTCTCATGGGTGAACTCGGCAGCCACCTTGCTATCGGTCAGAGTGAGCCACTTCACCTTGCCACCAGCAAGCTGGAAGCGCGCGAGCATGGCGTCGGCCTTCATCGAAGGGCGACCCTCGATGATGTGATAGTCGCGCGCAGCGACCATCGGGTGCAGCCCCTCGGCTTGCGCGAGGAGCATAAGCGCGAGCGCCTGGTCAGGCGTCTTCACGCCGAACAGGTTGGACGAGGCAACAGCCTTCGCCATCTGGGCGACTTCACTGATCGAATGATTCTGAGCAACAACGAGATTTGACATGGTGTCTCTCTCCCTTCCGAGACTCTAGTTATTCATCGTCTGATAGATTGTCAACAGGGTTGAGTGCTTCTTCCACCTCAACCTGCTGGGCTGCATCGGGAAGCTGAGCAAATTTACGCAGATACCACTGCCTGGTAAAAAACCTGCGCTTGTTGGCTCGTGAGCCGATGCCATCTCGCGTCACGAACACGAGGTGCTTCTTCACCAGGTCATCGAGCGGGTTCCGCCTGTTGGCCCGCGACACGTCGATGTTCTTACTGAAGCGCTCGTAGCCAGCGTTCTTCATGTAGTTGCGGATCTCGGTCAGCAGCATCCCCTCTGGAGCCTGGTCGAGTCTTCGGATGATGAGCGCCATGCCCTCCTCCCACTCCACCTTGTGGACTTTGCCCGCGTGAGTCTTGGCGGCGCGGATGCGTAGGCCCTGCTGCTCTGAACGAACAAGAGACTGGAGCAACTCCACCATGCGCTTGAGGTAATACTCAATGACCTGAGTGGAGTCCGTAGGTATGTTAAACTCTTCAGGAATTAGGCTTTCTTTTGACACTTCTCATGCCTTTCGCTGTACTGCTCGATAGCGGTGGTGAGGTCGGCGGCCTTCATCGGCAGCGCGAGGTGAAGCGCGCCCGTGCATCGTCCGCAGTAGAGCGTGACGGTGCGGGAGCCGGGGAGCTGGTGCACGGTGATGTGGTCGCGGGTCACAACTTCACCTCGATCTGCTGGTACGTTCGAAAGACAAGGACCTGCTCGTCGTCCTTCACCTTGCGCGCGAGTGAACGCTCGCAGCGTCGGCACTGCCATGTCGGCGCCCACGTTGCGCAGCGTAGGTCCTTCAGCACCACGCCGCAAAATGAGTGGCCATTTTCGTAGTAGTGCGCCGCACCGTGAGGCGGCTTCCAGTGCCAGCCGGTCATGGCGCGGCCTCCAGTGCGGCGACGAGGGCTTCGGCTTCGGTGTCCGCGAGCGCCTGCCTCCAGTCGCCGCCAGTGCAGTAGTAACAACTCCACTGCCGATAATGGCCGCGCTCGGGTGAGTAGTTTGCGTGAACGTTCGTCGTAGCCTCGCCAGCCGGCCACGCCTCCCGCACCAGCGCGAGTAGGCAGCCGATCGTCGCTGGATCGGAGAGGTCGGGGAAGATGTCGGGCACGTTCTTCCAGAAGTACGACGTTTGATCGGACTCGCCGATCATGTCTTCGGTGAGCCACACCACGCGGAAGCGCAGCGGCTCGACCTGCATGCCTTCCATCCACCGCCAATGCTTGCAGGCCACCACTCGGCGGCCGAGGTCTTCGCGGGTCATTTGCCCTCCTTGCATCGCGGGCAGTAGTCTGATCGACCGTCTTTGCAATTGATCAGCCGCCAGCCTGGCGGAGCTTTCCCATCGAGGAACCACGCCGCCGGAGCGCCAACACCTCGCGCGCGAAATACGGACCGCACGAGGCCGCACCCATCGCAGGTAATGTGCGGTTCCTGCGCGGTTCTGCCAAATGCAGCCGCAAGCGATGCTCCGATTCCGATGTGATACGTCATCGCTCCCCCCTCATCGCGCCCTTCATCGCCTTCACGAGCCCCATCGCGGCCTCGTAGTGCAGCGTCAGCGTCGCCATGCGCTCGTCGTCCACGAGCACGAGCACGTCGAAGCACGGGCGGTCGTAGTCGTCCATGTGCCCAGGCTCGAACGTGATGCGCACGGAGCACCCTGCTCCGTTGTGGTTGCGCGCGTCGTTGTCGACGATGGTCGGTGTCATGGTGAATCCTCCGCTCATTTGCTGGACTCCAGTTTTTGGCCGATGCGATTAACAAGTTCGATGAGTCCATCCACGCCGGACGGCGAGACGGTGATAGCCTCGATGGTTGCAAGTTCTCGATGAGCGTCGGCGAGCATGGCGCGCATCTCGGCGCACTCGTCCTCCGCCATCGCCCGCGCCGCAGCGCGCACCATTTCCACCACGTCGAACGAGTCGAGCGCGGGGATCGGTGTGCTTGGAAGCGCGTCGGTCAACGCGCCGTGGATGGCTCGCAAAATGGCGTGGGAACGCGCGTATCCGTCGCGCTCCGCTTCCAGCTCACGCACGCGGGCGATGAGCGCGGGAACGTCGGTGCGGGCGGCGGCGATGAAGGTGGCGTTCTCTTCCGATAGCGTGGAGTCTGTGCAACAGCCGCATCCTGTTTCAAACACGGCTTCGTCGGCTGCTTCCACGCAGCTGTTGACTTTTCCCGTCCACGGCCCAGGCGTTGCCGCGTTGGCGCGGCGCTCGATTTCGTCGAGGTCGAGGTCATTCATCTTCATCTCCAATCCACACGTCTGCGAGTGCAGCGGCAATTGCTTTCCCGTTGTTCTCCCACGACTTGCACCAGTCCATGCACGCCTCCCGCATCGCCTCCGCTCCGCGGCGGTAGGCGTCCTCTCCCTCGCGCTTCGCTTCGAGCCGCACGCGCGTCGTCTCGTTGGTCTGGTCGGCGAGCTGGTGCATGAGGCGCTCCACCTCGCAGCGCGCTTCGTACAGTTCTTTGCGCACCTGGTCGAGCATAGCCCGAACGTCCACGGTGTGAGCGCTTGCCGCCTCGTAAGACGTGCGCCACCGCTCCACCTCGGCGCGCGCTTCGTTGCGCTCTTGCGCGATCTTGCAAAAGTCGTCGGCTGCACATTCGCAGCGTCGGCTTTTCCATTCTGTGGTGGCATCAGCAAGAGCTGCGCGCGCTTCGTCGCGCTCGCGGCATGCGTCCTTCCAATCGCTCTCGAACATGTACGCGCTATCTTGGGCCACGTCGCGCTCGCGTGTGCGGAACGCAAGCTCGCGCATGGCTACCTCTAGGCGAGCTTCGAGTTCTTCTACGGTCTTCATCACCGCCCCCTCTTGCGCACCATGGCGACGACGGCGCGGTAGGTCTCCCAGTCGCCGAAGACGGCATCGTGCACGTCCGTTGGCAGCTTCTTTGCGCGGAAGGTCGACGCTGCCGTTTCCTCGGCGGTCGCACCGATGGCCTCGCAGACACGTTCTACGAAGCCTGCGGTGTATCCGCAGTACCTTTGGTCCAGCTCGAAGTTGCTGATGCTGGACTGAGAAGTGCCAGAAGCCCTGGCGGTTGCAGTCAGCGACATGCCGGCGCGTCCACGGATGGTGCGCATGTCGGCAATGTTGTACGGCTGCGGGTTGAGTTTACGCTCGTTCATGTTTCCTCCTCTGAATCTCTGCGGTGAGCACGCTGACCTTGTGCCGCATGTCCGCGACGTTGCTCTCGTAGCGGGCCTCGGTGACCAGCTTGCGGGAGATGTCTCGCTTGGCGTCAAGCAGGCTGGCCATCGGCCACGCCTTGACCGACTCCTCGGTGAAGTGAAGCCAGTCAGCCATTGCTGCCCCCACGAGGCGCTACAGCGCGCTCCCAGCGCGTCATGCCACCTTGCTCCTTGAAGCGCTGAAAGGCGCGGTCAAAGGCAACGTAGGCGTCACGTTGGTCAGCCCCGATGGGGAAGCCAGCGATGTCGATGGTAGGGCCAGTTTCGCTGAGCATATAATAGAACGTCACCGGGCATGCTGGCGGTGCGCCGAGCACCGACCAGATGACCGACAGCGGGGGAAGCGAGTAGAGCGGCTTCCACTTATCGCAGCTCAAGGACGTAATAGCCTTGTCGAACCGCCATAGCTGCCCGTCGACCATGCGGTGCGGCGACTCGACGCGAACGACGATGACAGGTTCGCCGAAGGCGTTCGTGCTGCACTTCACAACGCCGATGTAAGCGTTCGCAGTGCGGTCGTAGAACTCGACCTGCGCGCGCCGGTCGTCGAACACCCACTCGGTCGAGGAGTGGTTGTGCCGGATGCTGGGGTCTTCCGTCAGCGTCGGCACACGCTGGGCAGGCGAAGACTCGATGGCATTCTTGCAGGTCTCCCAGTCCCAGCGCTGGTCCTTCGTAATGGCCTTGGCCCAGGACTGAGAGTAGGCACGGCCAAGGCGGATGGCCATGCGGGCCAGCGTATCGCGCTCAAGTTGCATTGCCGGCCTCTTCCTTGGCGCGATGGGAAGCCTCTGCACGCAGGGAGCAGATGGCTCCCCACAGGGCAGAGGTTCCCGTGTCGACCAGTGCGCAGACGCGACCGCGCGTCCACTGATGCGTGCTGGTGCCAAGCGGCACGCTGCGCACCAGATCTTCAAGCTGCGCGTGGATGCGCACAAGCTCGCTGAGGTAATCGCTCTCGTTCATCATTCTCTCCAGTGAACCAAGGCGTCTTGCCTCGGTGGTGTCTGTGTACTCACACGGGAGATGTTCGTCAACCCCATTGACTAAAACTTCTCTCGGTATACTCTACGCACACCGGGCTCGTCCGGTTGATTGAGAGGCAGCATGGCAGGACCATATGCAACGCGGGGCGTAAAGCCCTCCGAGGAGGCGGCGCAGCGCGTGAAGCGCACGTCGCCGACCATCAAGGAGCAAGTGCTGAAGTACGTCAAAGAGCACCCAGGCACGACGTGCGAGGAGGCCACGCAGGGCCTCAAGCTCAAGCACCAGTCGTGCTCACCAAGGTTCCTCGAACTGGTCGAGGAGAAGCGCATCGAGTTCGATGAGGTTCGAGGACCCGATGGGCGAACCCTTCGACGGTATCGAATCGTTGAGGATCCGAAACAAGGGAGGCTGTTTTGAAGAAGCAAAAGAAAGAATACGGGTTTCTTAACGCGGACCCGAGAGATTTCATCGTTCAGGTCAACATCCAGAAGGCCAACATCCATACGCAAGGCGATGCGGTAAGTAAGTCGTATTACCTAAAAGACGGCAAGTGGTGGTGTCAGACAGATCATATGCTTCACGGGCCGGGATCTCAAGAAACGGTCGGCAATAGGAGACTGGGCGCGGCCAAGAACGCGGTGCAAGACGCTTGGATCAGTTTGCTTGATGCGTTCTTTATGCTGGTTCCCGTGGACCAGCTGCCGGTGCTGACGCTCGACCCGCCGGTAGAGGACGACGCGGCTAGCGACGAGGATCTGAATTGATGAGTGCCATGAAAGAGATCCCACAGTACTGCTGCTGGACGCAGCAGCTGAATGCCGACATGGCCAGCCACGCGAGGCGTACGGCAGGCAAGAGCTTCTGGTCTGACCATCCAGAGCACTGGAGGTATCGAGACCTCGAAGACCTCATCTGCGACCGCAAGGTCGTGCGAATGAACGACCTATGCGACTCCTGCCACAGCCGAGTTCTGGCCTGGGAGCGGGAGTTCTACGCAAGCCGCAAGGCAAAGCGGACCGCAACGTGAGCGGCCTAATAGACGCCATCGGCCTGCGCTATGGCCGGCTCGTCGTAATAGGGCGAGCCAAGAGGCCGGGGCATAATAGCACCAGGTCAGCATACTGGCTGTGCTTCTGCGACTGCGGTGGTCAGCACGTCACGCGCGGCTGCGATCTGCGGAAGGGCAACGTGCGGTCATGCGGCTGCCTGCACAGCCAGACGGCTCGCTCCCATGCGCTTGGCCTAATAGGCCGTCGTAATAGAGTCGCCTAATAGAACGTGCCTCGCGCGCGGGCGCGTGCTAGCGCATAGGCGGAAGGTCGGGTACCGGCAGGGCGTTGTGCTCTGCCGGTTTTTATTTGCAGCTAGATACTGTATATGTGTTAACCGCACACATAGAGTATACTGTTAGTATACGGTAAGCGTCTTACGGATATCCCTGCGGCTAGCACGTCGCCGAGGCTAGCGGCAAGCTCTGCCCACCATTCTACCGGTGAAACGGCGACAGCCAATTGCCGCGCCTAGGATGGCCATAGAATCAACGATGCTAGCTTTGGGCGGGTAGGGTAGCACCGGAGCCACAAACGGCCGTTTAAAGGCATTCTGGATGGGCTTGCTAGCTGGCTAGGCTGTGGGCCTAGGGCAGCCTAGGGCAGCCTAGGGCAAAGCAGAAAGCCCTCGGTCCGTGGGGACCGAGGGCTTGGGGCTAGTGCAGGTAGCGAGCCCATATCAGAGCTAGCGCAAGGGATAGTATCACGCTAGCACCGGTAGGCTACGCTTGTTTCTAGTGCGCGGGCCATGGTCCGCGAAATAGACGTTTGGCGCGTCGATTGACGCGTCGCACAGCGCGCCGCGCTTGCCGCTAGCGCAATCGTTACAGGTAAACGTCTTACCATAACGCGTAGCGGCGATAGCTGGGCACTCGACGGCGAAGACGCTACCGTCAAGGTTTCGAAGTGTACCGGTCGTGTTTGCAGGCATGACGATAGCCGCTCTCCAGCCTGCAGCGTTAGCGCGCACAGCCGCTTCGGGGCTATCGCATGAGGCCATTAGCTTACCACGTAGCCATTTCCCGTCACTGTGCCAAAAATGCGTATAGCCCACAATGGCCAGCCCCGCATGACGTGACGCAGCGAAGGCTTCTTTTACCTGCGCACGGTCCGCGCGAGCTACGTCACCTAAGGCCGAAAATCGCACGAAACGCGCCGACGGTGCGCGCTGCTTTAGCGCTCGGTGGATGGTATAACGCCGCCAAGATTTGGCCCTAGCTGCGCTCCTATGGATAGACGAGATCGCGAACGAGGGCGATCCGTACTGAGCGTAACAGTTCCCGGTTTCTAGCTGCTCGCAACCGGCGCAGCTAGCGCGGCTCTCTTCGAGCGAACGACCGACCCATACGGTAGGCACGTCGCCTGTTTTCGCGTTCTTCGAGCGTGCGACGACGACAAGATTAGCTTGCATTTTCTCTTCTCAGTTCCCGGCGTATCGCCGTTTTATGGTTACGGTGTTACGACAAATAGCAATTGCTCTGCGCCGAAGACGCTATCTTCGCCACAGGTTTCGCAGGTGTATCCCTCTGCGTCCGGTTCGACACCGTCGGCATCGTCACCACAGGCTACGCATACGCCAGGGCTATCGAGCCCGAACATAGATTGCTTAGCAAGCCTGTGAATACGCTTCGCGGTAACGGATTTGTGTATGTGCATGGTATGTGTCTTTCATTGAACGGCTAGCGCCGGTTGATGGTCAGGGCTGCACCGTGAAGCAAAGCGCCATGAAGGCCCCAAGAATCGCGCTTCCCAGGTAGGGGGCCACCATGGCCCATGGGGACGGCGGAAGGCTCGCCACGGGGCTGCTAGGCGCCTTGGCGCGGGGCTGATAGGTGCCCGCCTCTAGGCGACGGGCAACGGACTGAAAGACGATGGTTTCGGTGGTCATGGGAACCTCAGGTCAGGAAACCGGGGCCCCGAAGGGCCCCGGCAAGGGAGGGAATCAAAGGCCGATAGCCTCGGCCAGCTCGGCGCAGCGCTCTTCCTCGCTTTGCGCGGCGGTGGCCAGGTCTTCGCAGCTCTCAGCGGACAAGCGACGCCAAGCGCGCGGCATCGGCGTATCGAGCGGGAAGCCGTACAGCTCTTCCACCGTGGATTCGGAAAGGGAGCAGACGGTCTCCAGAACGTCTTCCACGGTGAGTTCGCGGAGGCACTCAGGGAAGGTGAGCATCATATCGAATGGGTTACGCATGGTCAGATCCTGTCAGTTAGCGGTGAATCACCGTGGTGTAACGCTGTGTCTACTATGCCAATAGAGCCTGTCAACTAAGAAAGATGTAGAAAACGAAGTACGATAGAAGAGCATGGAAAAAGACTGGTCAAAAAGAAACCATCTTGACGAGCGCCCGCTAGCATAGTCTCTCTGGATCTAGGAGCGCAGCGACGACGAGCCAGAGTCGAGCGCCGTAGGTCGCTTCTCTGCGCGCTGTGCGCGCTGCCTCTGCACTCGCTTGCGAGTGTTTTAGCTCTGCTGTCCCACGGATAGCAGAGCGATAGGCGCTGTGTGCTCTGTGTGTGAGGTTGGGAAAGAGGTAAAGTACGTATATACGTTAATGAGACCTAGAAATGTCTTATATATTCAGTACATACGATATATGTAAGGTATAGGTACAGTTAAGGTATATACGTATATACAGTATAGATATGGTATATACAGTATACAGTACTATACAGTACATACAGTATATAACGCGCGTACGCGCGAGGGGGATGCGCCTACGGCGCTGGGGACTGGAAAGATAGAAGCCTCCGTGTGCCCTGGGAGGGGGTACATGTGACAATCTGAGAGGGGGCCGGGGCCTTAGAACCCCTTTCTTCCATACCCTCTGGTATGGCCTTCTATCATGCTATTGAGGCTGGATGGCATACGCGCAGGACAAGCGGAAGACGGCGGTAGAGGGCAATCAGGCGGAGAGGCTAGCTAGGCTTACGAAGGCTCTTGAGAGGGAGCTGGATGAGAAGCGGGTGAAGCTAGGGAGCATGGAGGAGCTTCTGGTTCACCCTCTTGGGTTTGGTCTCAAGACGGCGAGCATTGTGCAGAGGGCCATCATGCGGGTAGCGGATGGGAAGCCGCTTGGGGATTTGTGGGGTCATCCGGCGGTGGTTCGTGCCTTTGGAGGGGAGGAGCCGCAGCTTGAGGGCAAGCCGAAGGAGATGGCTGTTTTGAGTGCCATCAGGTGTGGCAAGAGCTTGATGGCTGCGTGCATGGCGGTGCATTGGACGCAGGTTTGTGCGGTGGAGCACCTGGGTCCTGGAGAGGTGCCAAGAGTCTCGATTGTCAGCATCAACAAGGACTTGGCGGAGGTCATCTTCGGGCATGTGGTGGGCCGGGTGATGGCGTCTCCTGCCTTGAAGGGCTTGGTGATGGGGGAGCCTACGACGGACACGATTGTGCTCAGGCATCCGTCTGGACGGCCTGTGGAGATCAAGGTTGTGGCGGGCTCACGCTCGGGTTCTACGCTTGTGGCGCGCTGGTCGGCTGGGGCTGTGTTTGACGAGTTCCCTCGTATGCTTGGAGAGGGGGAGGCTGTGGTCAACTGGGACGACATGCGGAAGGCTGTCTTGCTGCGCATCCTGCCTGGCTCGCAGGTCATCTCGATTGGCAGTCCTTGGGCACCGTTTGGTCCTGCGTACAACGTGGTGAAGGAGCACTATGGCCGTCCTACGCGGAACATGGTGGTGGTGAAGGCACCTGGCTGGGACTTGAACCCGCAGCTATGGACCCCGCAGGCGGTCAGGGATGCCGAGGAGAAGGACCCGCAAGCCTTCCGCACCGACGTGGCTGCGGAGTTTGCCCAGCCTGAAGAGTCGCTCATCACGCAAGACTCGCTCGATGCGGCCACGAGACCTGCTCCGCTCATCGAGACTCCCAAGCCCGGTGTGCAGTACAGCGCGGCCATTGACCCTGCGACGCGTGGCAACGCCTGGACGCTCATCATTGCCTGCCAGGAGGGCGACAAACGGCGTGTTGCACTGGCCAGGCAGTGGATAGGCTCGGCAGCAGCTCCGCTGCGTCCTGGGGCCATCCTGGAGGAAGTGGCGAGGCTTTGCCGTGCTTACCGCATCTCGGTCCTCGACTCGGACCAGTACTACGGCGATGCGTTGCGAGACCTGGCGGCTCAGCAGAAGCTCGTGCTCGTGGTCCATGCCTGGACGGAGAGGGAGAAGCTGGCCAAGTTCCTCGCCCTCAAGACCATGTTCGAGCAAGGCATGGTCGAGATTCCCGCAGACCAGACGCTCAGGAGCGACCTTGGACGGGTCAAGAAGGTGCTCAAGGGCAGCGGTGCCAGCATCAACTTCCCGCGTACGTCAGACGGTCGCCACTGCGACTATGCCCCCTGCCTTGCCATGGCCCTCGCTCGCTACTGGCAAACCGACGAGGACGTGCAGGAGGCCCAAGGCGAGCTTTCCAAGCTCCAGGCCGAAGAGCGCGTCATGCTCAAGCGCATCCTCGATAGGGCCGCTCCCAAGGACGGATGGGGCTATTCCTGGTAGTTGACTGTCAGGCAAAAACGTGATACCGATGGTTCTGTTCCGAGACGCCGTGCTACGGAAGGACGCTGCTGCGGCAGCACCTGGGGTACGCCGATGAACATGAAGTACGGCGGACGGTACTGGTTTCACTGCGAGCGCTGCAACAAGGACGCTCACCGAGACACGCGCTCCTGCGCCCCGCATCCCAAGTACTGGATGGAGACCAAGGTCACGGGTCCTCAAGGTCAAACCTATCCCGCTGTCGTCTGCGAGGACTGCCAAGACCCTTGGACATGGGTAAGGTAAAAACTTTTACCCTATCGTCCTCACGATAGAGAGACCTTGGAAATACGACAGTCCTGAAAGAACGGATTCATCTTGTCTGGTTATGGTAAGATGAAAATTCATGTTGACGGCTGCTGAGAATCAGTAAATCAGTACACTCGATGGATAGTCCTGAGCGAGCCCAGCAGTGGTTTGACAAGGCCCAGCGTGAGCCGCACCTCGCGATTGTCGACCGTGTGAAGAACACGATGGACACGCAGGAGTCCCGCCGCGTGTCGGTGCGTCGCTGCCAGCAAATCTACGGCATCGACCTGTCCGCCTACGGTCAGGCTCCTGATCCCAGCATCGACCGCCGCTACGCCATCAACCACCTCAAGAACAGCATCGACACGCTGGCTGCCAAGATTAGCCGCGTGAAGACGCTGCCCTACGCCGTCACCTCCGGTGGCGACTACATGCAGCGCCGTCGTGCCGAGAAGCTCTCGCGCTTCATCGAGGGTGCCTTCGAGGACACGAACTTCTACTCGAAGTGCATGAGCGTCGACCTTGCCGCTCTCGTGGACGGCACCGGCTGCGCCAAGGTCACGTCGAACTACGGCCAGCTTCAGCTCGAAGTCGTGCCCATGCTCGACCTCTTCGTCTCCGACGCTGAGGCTCGCTACGGCTCTCCGCGCAACCTCATCCAGCGCCACTTGCTCGACCGCAGCGTCGTCATGCATCTCTACGGAGACGCAGAAGGCGACGGCATCGTTGGCTCGAAGTCCTTCCGCAAGGGCTCCATCCTGTCCGTGTCCAACCCCACCGACACGGAGATGGCGCAGTTCGTCATCAACTCGGGCTCGGACCTCATCTACGTCTACGAGGCGTGGCACCTTCCGTCCGGCCCTGGCGCGGATGACGGTGAGCACATCGTCTGCATCGAGAACGCCACCCTGCTTCGCGAGAAGTGGACCGAGGAGTTCTTCCCCTTTGCCTTCGAGCGCCGCAACGTGCCCCTCGTCGGCTTCTGGGGCTCCTCTGCCGTCTTCGAGTTTGGCCCTGCCCAGGAAGAGCACAACAAGCTCTCGCACAAGCTCCAGCAGGCTCACAGCATCATGGGCGGCTCGCACGTCCTCATGCAAGCCGGTACGCTCGGCAAGACCGTCTCGCTCGACAACGGCATCGGCACCATCATCGAGTATCTCCCCGGTGGTCCGCCTCCGTCGACGTTCAACCCCGACCCGGTGAACCCGCAGACCTACGCCTACCGCTCCAGCATCCCGCAGGAGATCAACCAGGGGCTCGGGCTCTCAAACATGAGCGCCCACTCCGAGCTTCCCGCTGGCCTCCGCGCAGCTTCGGGCAAGGCTCTCCAGGTCTACGAGGACTTCGAGAGCGAGCGCCTGCACGTCTTCCACAAGCTGCACGAGCAGTTTGCCATCGACGTGGCCAAGCTCTTTATCGCCGAGGCTGAGCGTATGCTCGCCGCTGACATCGACGTGAAGGTTGCCCGTCCGACCAAGAGCACCCTTGAGGAGCTTTCCTGGTCCGAGGTCCGCATGGACCAGCGCGAGTACCGCCTTCGCATGTACCCCATCTCGAACCTTAGCCGGCAGCCGTCCGCCAAGTTCGAGCAGATTCTCTCCATGGCCCAGTTTGGCCTCGCCGACAAGCCGACTCTGCGTCGTCTGCTCGACATGCCCGACATCGACGCCGAGGAAGACCTCGCGAACGCCCCGCGCGACGCTGTGGACATGCAGCTCTACGAGATGGTCGAGTCTCGTCGCTACACGTCTCCGTCCGAGTACATCGACCCTGTGATGGCCCAGGAGCGCGCCAAGCTCTTCCTGGCCAAGTGCATGGTCGACAAGGTTCCGCAGAAGAAGCTGGAGCTTATCCAGCAGTACATCGAAGAATGCGCGGCAATCATCGCCGCTATGCAGGCCCCGGAGCAGGCGGCTCTAGGTCCGCAAGCGCCTCCCACTGGTGAGCAGACCGGTGAGATGGCTCAGGGTGCCGCCCCAATGGCCGGGGAGGGCGCTGCTCCGCCTAACCCTGCCTCTATGGGAGTGCTACAATGAGCGATTTCACCGGTTCTGAGGCTGTGGATACGGGTTCCGAGGGTTCTTCGGGCGTCTCGAATGACGACCTCGTTGCTGCCGCGCGTGCGGCCATGCACGGCGACGCTGGCTCTGTGACCAAGGCTGCGTCGAACGACATCGCCGAGGCCCATCTTGGTGCCTCTGAGGCCGAGGAAGAGGCTCCTAAGCCTGCTCGTGCTGCTCCCCAGGCTGCGGAAGACGACATCGACCCGCGCGAAGTCATCCGTAACCGCATGGAGAAGGCCCGTGCGGCCAAGCAAGCCAAAGCCGAGGCTCGTCGTCAGGCCGAGATGGCCGAAAAACTGCGTGAATACGAGCAGATGCGCTCGTTTGAGGCTCCCAAGGCGTCGTCTTTCGACGTGGATGGCTTCAAGAGCAAGCTCAAGACCTCTCCGCTGACGGCTTTGCAGGAGCTTGGCATCAACCTGGACGAGTTTACGCAGGCTGCGCTGGAGGAGAACACTCCGCAGTCGAAGATGCTCGCCCAGATGCAGGCTCTCCAGGCCAAGATTGATGCTTTCGAGCGTCAGCAGCAAGAAGCGCAGGAGATGTCCCGCCGCAAGGCTGAAGAGGCGGAGACTTTGCGTGAGCAGCAGGAGTTTTGCTCGATGATTACGAGCGAAGACTACCCGTCTCTCTACGAGTGGTTCTCCGACGACCCGTACGCGCTCATTCGTGAGGCCGAAGGCGTTGCGCGCGACTTCCTCTCCCGTGGTGGGGACCCTGACGAGGTTCAGGACGAGGACATCGCGTGGTTCCTTGAGCAAAAGTACTCGAAGAAGCTCGGCAGCATCAAGGGCAAGAGCGCGGCCAAAGCGGCTGCCCAGCCCGCGCCAGCTACTAGCAAGCCCCGGTCGCCGTCTCAGGCTTCTGCATCCGAGACACGGCTCGGGGGTCCGAAAAACCTCTATGATCTTAGCCGGGATGAGCAGACGGCTATGCTTATCGAGGTGGCCCGTCAAGAGATGCAGAAGTCAGCAAACTAAGGAAAAGTCATGCCTATCTCCAGCAATGTCACCGCCGTTGAGCAAGTCCTCAAGCTCCTCTACAAGAAGGGCGTCCCCAACCTCTCGTACAACAAGCAGGCTCTTCTCTCGAAGATCCCGGTTGTCTCCGACTTCACGGGCGAGAAGAAGGTGCTCGCGCTCCAGACCACCAACCCGCAGGGCTTCGGTGCGGACTTCACCCGCGCCTACGCGCACCGCGACTCGGCTGAGTCCTATCGCCGCTTCGAGCTGTTCCGCGTTCAGCACTACGGCTTCGCGCAGGTTGCTGGCGAGGTCATGCGCACGGCGGTCGACCCCGGCTCGCTCGTAAACGTGTGGCGTAACCGCACCGAGAGCGTCGTCCGCGGCATGCAGAACAGTGCCGGCCGTCTCATCTACGGCTCGGGCACGGGCCGCATCGGCGCCGTCAGCGCGCTCGGCACCACGTCGACCACCGTGACCCTCTCGAACTCCGCCGACGTGGCGAACTTCGAGGCCGGCATGTACATCACGATGTACACGTCGGAGTCGTTCGCGGCGCAGTACGTTGACTTCAGCGGCGGCGCTCCGACGAACACGTTCAGCTCGACGAACATGGTTCGCAAGATCGACGCGGTTAACCGCGATCTTGCGACTGGCGCGGCGACGCTCACGCTCGACACGGCTGCTACTTGGCCGGCTGGCGCCATCATCGTCCGCGACGGTGACGGCATCGTCCCGAACGGTACGGCGACGAGCTACGACACCAACGCGCGCTCGCCGGCGGGCATCAAGCAGTGGATCTCGGGCAGTCTCATCGGTCAGCAGCCGTTTGGCAACACGCTCTTCGGTCTCGACCGTTCGAGCGACAAAGTTCGCCTTGGCGGCTCGGTCGTCAACGCCGCTGGCAAGAACATGGTCGAGGCCCTCCAGGACCTCGAATCCAACATCCTCTTCCAGGGCATGGGCTACCCGACGGCCATTGCGGCCAATACGCTCGACATCGCGACCCTCAAGAAGTCGGCGCTCTCGGACGTCATCCGTATTCCGGCGCAAGACCCGAAGCAGAACCTCAACTACCAGTCGGTCGTGTTCCTCGGCCAGAACGGCGCCATCCCGTTCATTGAGGACCCGTTCTGCCCGCGTGGCGAGGCGTACATGCTCAACCTCCCGTCGTGGAGCATCTCCACGGCGCCGGGCGGCATGTTCCAGCTTGTCGACTGGGACGGCGTGAACTTCCTCCGTCTCATGGACTCGGACGACTACCAGGCGCGCTTCGCGTCGTACTACCAGATCGGTTGCGACAACCCCGGCTCCAACGGCTACCTCTACGGCTGGGGCGCCTGAGCAGCCACCAGATAGGAGAAAGCCATGCAAGGCACTGCACTTCGGTCCCAACTGCGGACCAATGTCCCTGGCTTCATGTCGACTGTGGGTACGCTCACGGTCGACGGAAGCGGCGTTCCCGCTGTCGGCGTCGGGAAGAACTTCACGGTCGGCCGTGGCGTTCTCTCGCTCACCGTCGCGGCAAGCCCGACCATCGTCGGCGCTCCGAACGGCACGTACACCAACGTCCCCATCACGACGGCGAGCGGCACCACTGGTGTCTGCTCGCTCACCGTGGCGGGCGGCGCTGGCGTCATCAGCACGGCTACGGTCACGGCCCCTGGCTATGACTATACCGCTGCTGCCACGATGAACGTGGCGGTCGGCTCGCTCTTCTGGACCGGCGCCGTCCTCTCGGCTGGCTCTGGTCTGACGAACGGCACCTACTTCGTGCCGATCCTCAACACGAGCGGCAACGGCATGATCGCGCGTGTCGTGGTGGCGGGCAACGTCATCTCGACCGTCACGGTCAACCCGGCGACGGCGGCTGGCACGGCGGTGGGCTCCAACTACGGTACGGGCGTCATCACCTACAACCTGCCGGCGAACGCGCTCTACTCGGGTTCTCCGGCCATCACCGGCTCGTTCAGCCTGACCCCGAACCCGGTCATCACGGTGGGCACCATCACCTCCGTCGTTACCGGCAACTTCTCGGTCATCTACGCTGGCCGCGTGTTCTCGACGGTGGCTGGCCTGGCGACGCCCATCGTTCGTCCCGGCAACACCTTCTTTACCGTTGGCTACCGTTTTGGCGGACAGACCTACGCAAACTTCACCACGCTCAAGAACGTCACGTCCGGAACCCCGAACGTTGCTGACTTGACTGGCTCGTCGGCAACGCCATCGAACGGTGACGGCTTCGCGTTCCAGATTATCTCGACCGATACCGAGGTAACGGTCTGATGAAGGGCAAAGGCCTGCTCATCGCCATGCTCGGCAAGGGCAAGGGCGGCGGCATGAACGAGGAGGAAGGCCCCTCCTCGTCCAAGATGGAATCGGACGGCCCTTCGCCTGAGAAGGTGAAGATGTTCCGCAAGATGCGGAAGGCGTTCGAGTCCGGCGACGACGAGTCCGGCGCCATGGCATTCGAGGCGCTTGCCTCGATGTGTGGCGACGACTACGAAGACGAATGAAGGTATAGGGGTTCACCATGGCTCTCACGAGAACGCTTGCTCAGCTTCGAGAGGAAGTACGCCAACGTGCGGACATGGTGAACTCCGCCTTCGTTACGAACGCCGAAGTCGACCGCTGCATCAACCAGTCGTGGGCGCAGCTCTACGACCGGTTGCTTGCGACGGGCGAAGACTACTACATCAAGTATGTCGACATCGGCCCGCAGCAGTCTCAATCGTCCGCTGCCTCGGCCTACGAGATGGTGAGCGGAAGTCCGGCATATACCTTTTCGGTAGACCCAGTTCTGATTGGCCAGAACTGCTGGTCAGTTGGCATTTCACGAATCGTCGCGATTGACGCCGAGACGGCTGAGACCACGGCCGTAGCGGCGACTGGTGCGAACCTGCGCGTAAAGGCTTGCTACGACGGCGTTCGGTTTGTGACGGTGCAGGCAACCAACAGTGTGGTTGGGGTACTCCCGACAACGCCGACGCCAACAGCCGCATTTGCGACCACGGCATGGTCTCCAGCCCTTGGGGCAAACGAGACGATCAACGCTGATTCTGGCGTCGTGTTCGACACGGCCACGTCAAAGTATTTGACCGCCATCTGGGATTCGGTAGCAGGCACGGCGCGAGTAGTGCGATTTTCGGTGGCGGGAACGACGGCCGTGATTGACGTGTCGTCCGCATCCGTCCCATCCGTATCGCCATCAGCCCCGCTACTTGCGTACTGCCGACCTGGCTTTGTCGCCATTGTGGCGAACGGCACGTTCTACGAGTTCGACACGACCACGCTCGCGGCCACGACGACCGTGCCTGGATTGCCGACGATGGTCGGAGGAGCCGCATACGACGCGGCGACGCAGCGCGCAGTGGTATGCGCGGACCAGGGCGTATTGCCTCAATACACGGTTGTCTCAATCTCAACGGCGTCCATCGTTGGGACGCTGGACAGCGCCATTACAGCGGCCGGCGGAGTGGTCGGGGCGAGTTTCCCAACGTCCACGCCTGATGGGACGTGGCTGGTGAGTGCGGTCACCTCAACACCTCCGTCGTTCAACGGGGCTCCGGCCATACTGGAAGTGGACCCCGCGACCCTCGCGTGCGAGGTCGTCATCTCGATGCCTAAATCTGGAGGCTACTGGGCCTTTGCGCCATCGTCTGGGACGGTGCTCGCAAATAGGAGCGCAAACCCTCTGTGGGCTCCGCTCGGGTCGTTTTACACGGCTAACTTCGCCTACAGGCGTCAAGTCATCACGTCGACCGCCTTTGCCGACTTCCAAGACTTTACGTCGTCGAACGGGCAGCCTGCGACGGATGTTTACCAGGTTCGAGGCGTCGACGCGGTGTACTCGGGAAACAGCGTCGTCAACCTCCCAAGGTTTAACTGGGAAGAGCGCAACATCTACAATGCTACTCCAGCTCTCACGCCGTACTTCCCAATCGTCGCGTATCGCGTGATTCAGAACCCGATCACCGGGAACGATTGCATCGAGTTTATCCCGTCCACGTCAAGTGGCGTGAGCTACTACCGAGTCTGGTACTACCCGAACCCGAAGGTGCTCACGCAGAACACCGACACGATTGACGGTCGATCTGGATGGGAAGAGTGGGTCGTCATCGATGCGGCCATGAAGCTGCTCGCCAAGGAAGAGAGCGACACGTCTCAGCTTGAGCGCGAGGCGCAGCGCGTGTGGGCGAGGATTATGAACGTCGTCGAGAACCGTGATGCGGGCCAGGGGAAGCGCATTACGGACGTGTCCTTCAACTCGGGCATGTGGCCATACTCGTCTAGCTATCCACGACGCTTCTAGGAGGCTCCAATGCCGAAGCAGGACAAGCCATCTCAGTTCCTTGTCCGCGACGCCAAGGACCCGCTCGCCAATGCGGTGCAGGAGTCGCTTGCGCAGGTCACCAAGAGCCTTCGCCAGCAGCCTCCTCCGAAGCAGCTCGTCAGCAGTCTCTCGAAGCAGATGCCCGATCAGGGTATTACGTTTAAGCCTGGCCAGATTGTTGACATCCCTCACGGCCTTGGGCGTAACGCGGCTGGGTTCAACATCGCCAAGGTCGTGACCGACACGCCAAACGCGAACAGTGCTCCATATGCCGCTCCCAACCTGCAAGTGGTTGAAGTTCCAGGCCCACTGGGGCAGAAGATCATGCGTCTTCGCCTCATCCCGCCGAAAGACCAAAACGGGGATGACATCCTGGACCCCGTTCGATTGAACCTGGAGATTTTCTGATGCCGACTCGTGACCAAGTTCTTCAGGTTCCCTTTGTCGGCAGCATCGACGAGTACACGGACCCGGACCAGCTTCAGCCTCCTACGATGGCCTCGCTGGAGAACGCCGTCGTACGCAAGACGGGCCGCATCGAGAAGCGCGAAGGCTTCGAGTACATCCAGAAGACTGGTGTTCCTGGCACTCCGGCCCAGACGTTTGCTGGTACGGCACTTCCTGTTGATATGCAGGCGCTGAGCGCATACAGCGGCAAGGACGGTTCAAAGCTGCTCCTGGCTGCTGGTGATACGCTGTTTGAGTATGTTGGCTCAGATGCCGATCACGGCTACCGGGCCGTAAACAAGCTGCCGTCGTGCTATGGGACGCTGCACCCCGTTGATTCTACTGGCGGCGAGGTAATCGAAGTCGAGTCGATGCTGAGCGACGACGGGCAACTTCGTTGCACTGTCTGGGTGCTTGGGTATCGGAACGGCCAGGACCTGACAAACGATCGAGCTGTCTCGACGCAGCCGGTTGGAACACATGGCGTGTATGCAGCCGTGCAGCGCGTTTCTGATGGAGCGTTCGTTACGGCACCTGTGAGAATCAAGGATTCATTTGGTAATGACACGACTCGGTGCAGCGACCTGCGAATGGCTATGTCGAGGGGTTCTTCGGGAAACGATCGTCATTGGGTCGTAGCATTCCGTAGAGACTACTCAGTCATCGAGGCATTCGCCGTCATCTCGACGAGCGGAAGCATCAAGTCGACGGACTTGATTCAAACTCCGTTCACAGGTCGTCCGTACTGGAGATCGTTTGATATTACAGGTGTCTACAACGAGCAGTACATGCTGTTTGCATACTGCGAACCAGACACATCTCCAGCGTCGTCTGACGTGCTTCTAAAGTTGCTGTCGTTCGATGTTACAACTGGAGCCTTCTCCATCGTGCATACCTACGGTGGAGGCGTCCTGGATGCTGCAAACGCATATGGCTCAACGACGTACAGCGTTCATGACTGGAATCGACGTACTCCGCGTGGCGTAGTGCTTGAGAGCAGCCCTGTCACGTCAACCGTTGCTATCTCTGTGCGAACTGTCCATGAGATGGACACTGCTCCACTGTATCTTGATGGCAAGTTTGTGGTTACTCGTGCAAACTGCTCGACATCAACGATCTCGATTGCGTTTGACGAGTTTGCATGGCTTCACCGTTCTGGTTTTCAGACCGAGGATAGCTTCGCTCTGTTCTCAACTGGCGCGATGTACCAGAGCAAGTACAGCGGAAGTTCTAGCGCGACTGGTACTAGAATCTATCCGTTTGTCTACTCTGCGCTGACATCGCCACTGTCTGTTGTTACGGCTGAGTTTGACGATGGGTCTGTGCAAACGTACTCGCTTAGCCTTGTTGTTCAGGGCAGCCTTACTGCGTACAACAACCCAACCATCTTTCGAGGAAGTCCTTCTAACACGAGGATTGTGAACTCTGGCGTCTTCGCGAATCAGCTTCGCCAGCTTCACCAGTACCCATCGGACAACTCCGTCAATGTTATTGAGCCGAACAATGTGGCTCTAACATCCATAGACGATGCTGCCATTAACCAGAGAAACGTAACGAGCGTGCGCATCGCTGGCGCTAACGTCGTTAGTCTTGCACTGGCAAACTCGGTTAGGTTCTGCCGACTGTCCAGCGCAGCAGGAGTTAAGTGTCTTGCTGTCATCGCTTTTGATGCAGCTGGCATCCCAGTAGAGGTTGATCTCTATGATGGGCGTGGAGACGTGACGGCGAATGTGCTCGGAGCACCAGCTCTGACGGACATCATCTCAATTGAGACCAGAGCCAATCCATACAGCGGCGCGTGGGGCGCTCCGATTGCGGTGCCTCCAGCAACCATCCGCGTGTTTGACGACTTCAACAGTGCCGTTGGAAACACCAACACAAGTCCAGTTTTTAACGACATTGGCGCGAACACTCAGCCTGTTGCGCAGACTATTGTCGAAACGAGCGTAGGCGTTGAACAGTGTGTTCATCGTTGGGACGTTGCGACAGTTGGGAACTCTATCATCCTCGCGGTGTCATCCGTATCGGCTGCAACATTCAGTGGTCCAAACGGAGATGCGCCACTTGGCTACGTTAGTCCGTTTGCTCGAAGCAACTACTTCGAGGTGTACCCGTGGGTACCTGCGTTTCAAACAAGGTGGGACCTCAACGATTACGCGACAACGGGATCATCTGTCGCAAGGCCAATCTGGTGTGCGGTTGGCGGGCCATGGAGAATGACTGGCGGATTGGTTAAGCTGTCCAGTGACAGGTATGGATGCGTGCTTATGCCTGGCGGAGACGATCTTCAGAGAAGTTCGTTCTTTGTCTCGTTTACGAACGGCGAGGCGACCGTCCAAACGAGCCTCGACCCGATTGATGGAACGCCAGTCCAGTATGCTGGTGGCGTTGTCTATGATGGCAACAAAGGTGTCTTCGTCGAGTCGATGAACATGCCGCGCACCGCAGCGGTTCCACTCAACTGTCCTAGGTTTAGCTCGGACGGAGCTTACCTGTTCTCGCTTGGAGCCATTCGTCAGGGGCAGAATGTCGGCGGCAGCGACATCTTTGCCTTGGACTACTCGTTCTCAGCGAAGGACTGGAGGTCGATGAAGCAGTGGGGTGACTACACCGTTGTCAACGGTGGCATTCCAAGCTCGTTTGACGGCTCATCTTGCAGTGAAGTCGCGATGCTGTTGTGGCCGCAGCGAGACCTGACAAGCATCGCGTATGAACCAGACCCAGCGTTGCTGTATGACCCAAATGCCAAGTTTTCACCAGGGAATCTTTGGACGCTGAACTCTTCGGCGTATCGAACGTATTCGTTTGGTGGTCCGTTTTTGATCAACATCTCAAGGCCATGGTTTGCCTACGAGGCTGGTTTTAAAGCCAAGAACGAGTTCACCGACGAGTATCTTAATCCTACTGGAATCGACACTCCGATGTACTGGTCTCGCATGAGCACCAACTGGGGTGGTGATCCGACTAAGGACTATCAGTCTGTCTACGCTGACCCGCGTCTCATGCAGGTTACTGGTGGCAAGTACAACAGTGGCGTTGGTCTTTCGCAGCTTGGGAACAAGCACTACTATGGCCGATACCAGTCTGGGTATGGTGCCATGATTGACGCTGGATACAGCGTGAAGCTGTCTTTGTGGGCTCCTCGTGCGGCTGCCACTGTATCTTCTGTCGAAAACAGTGTGTATACGCCAACTGTCGCCAATGGCGACTTTCTCGCGTGCTGGTGTTACGAGTCGGTGGATGGAACTGGGAGGGTGGTGCGAAGCGCGCCAAGTCAGGCTGTTACATTCTCAGTATGCTCGTACATTACCTACAAAGAATACGAGCCAGATCCATCTTCATCCACCAAAATTCCGGTCAACGGTGGAGACATTGATGAATACCGTTACGGCTTCTTTGCTCCGCGTATGGAGTTGACGAACCGACTCAAGACTGCGGACAGCGACTCTCGTCGCGTGGTGCTCCAACCGTACTTCACAGCTGAGCCGTTTGCGACGGTGTTCTACAAGGTGCCGTTCTCGAATTTCCTGACTCAGTACAGTAACGACTTCACTATCAGTCGCAACGCGACTCGTGGCGTCGTGCCGTATTCATCGTCTAACGCTGGTGGTCCTGGGGACAATCCATACGGACTTGCGACAAACAACTTTCGCTGCTTCGACGGTCCCCAGGGCGACTACAACGGCCTCTTGTCCCAGCCGGTGCTCTACACCGTTGGCGGCGGTCTCGACAACGTGGCACCCCCTTCTGCGCTCTGCATGACGGTGCATCAGAACCGACTCGTCCTGGGTGGAGCGGACGACGCGACGGTCGTCTGGTTCAGCAAGGAGCTGTCTCCGACTGATGCGCCTGGGTTCAACGACGCCCTCACCATCCAGATTGAGGACGGCGGAGCGGTTACCGGACTCGCGTCTCTCGAATCGCTGCTCATCATCTTCAAGCGCGGCATGACGTGGCTCGTGCCTGGCGACATGCCGGACGACACGGGGAGCGCCGTCAACCGTGGCTACGTCTCGAACACGCTCGGTACGCCAGTCCGTATGCCTCATGGCATCGGATGCGTCGACCACCGCTCGGTCATCGAGACGCCTGTCGGCGTGTTCTTCAAGAGCGAGCGTTCGATTGAACTGCTCGCTCGCGACATGAGCATCACGCCTGTCGGCCTGAAGCTCGACGACACGTTGTCGTATTACACCGAGATCACGTCGGCTATACACAATCCAAAGGACACCGAGGTGTGGTTCGCGCTCCGCGACCCAAACAACACGACGAGCATCCTGTTCGCGGTGTTCAACTACACGACGGACGTGTGGTCGAAGCACTTCGTTGACGCCGATGCGTTCAATCCCGCCACGTTGCCCATGACCATCATGGACAACAACGTCTACTTTGCAACGGCCTGGATTGACCCGCTCGGCATTCAGCCTGAGCAAACGGTGGTCTACAAGCAGACCGAGAGCAAGTTCTTCGACGTTACGCCCGAAGGCCGCAAGTACGTCCTCATGAGTGGTCAGACTGCTCCGATTGCCCTGAACAACGTCCAAGGCTACCAGCGTCTGAAGCGCATCCGCCTCATGGGCAGCCCCATCCCGACGCTGAGCACGGGTGCCCCGCAGTCTCGTGAGCCGCACGGGATGCAGATTGGCGTACTGACCGACTACGCCCCAACTGGCGTAAACAACGGCCAGCAACTCGCGACGTGGACCGAGGCTGAGGCAGACCAGATTTGGGCTGCACAGAACAAGGAGGTCTACGAAGTTCACCTACGGGAGCAGAAGGGCCAGAAGGTCTCGCTCGGCTTCCAGGAGACTGCACCTGCCGACATCAATGCGCTTGCGCACGGGTATGGTACAGCATTCTCGAACATGGCGTTCGTTGTCGGCTTGAAGGCCGGCCTCGATAAGCGTATCACTGCTGGGGCCAAGCATTAGGAGTAGTCATGGCTATCGACCCACTTTCTATCGCGACAGCTGCGGGGATCTCCGCGCTTTCGCCGGTTGTTGCCAAGGGCATCGGCTCCCTGTTTGGTCTCGACGAGGCCAGCGAAGAGGAGCGCCGCGCGTCTCAGCTTCGGCAGCAGGCTCTCGACCGCCTCACCGCGCAGGCTGAGGGTCGCACGGCGTCTCCTGCTCAACTTGCTGCGATTGCGCAGCAGCAGCGCACGCAGCAGGCACTCCAGTCGCTCGCTCAGCGTGGCAGTGTGCAGCAGCGCGCTGGCAACGTGCGGGCAGCTATGCAGGCTACTCCTGAGGTCATGGCGCAGCAGGGCGCTGTGGCGGCTCAGACGCGGGCTGCTGAGATGGAGTCTGCCCGCAACGCGCTTGCGCAGATGCAGATGGCTAGCGCCGCTCAGGAGGCTGCTACTGGCCGAGCAAACCGAGAGTACATGCAGCGCCTCATCGGCGCGGGTGTGTCCGGTGGTGCGAGCGCGGCTGCTATGGGTATGATGCAAGGTGGCGACGAGACCCCGAAGAAGCCAGATGCTACTCCTGCTGCTTCTCCTGCTATGGCGACTGGAACGTCGTCGCAGGGGCTTGCGGCTGCGCCTGGCGAAACGATGGGCAAGACCGTAGGCGTGTACGGCGCAACTCCGACGCCAGTACGATCGACTGAGCAGGCTGGTTCGCTTCAACTTCAGTCGCAGCGCTTGCCGAGCGTCGGCTATCAAGCGCCGGGTGTGTCGCTTGGGGCGTCGCAGATGCAGTTGCAGCAGCCTACGTTGCAGCTTGGTCGTCGTGCGCGAGGGTCAATCTACGGAGGTACAGACCCGTTTCAGGGGCAGTACCAGTTGAAGGGGTACTCAGATGGGTCCTACTAACGCAGTTAGTCAGCCTCCCGTTGTCGACGAAGAGCGCCAGCGTCGCGAGGCAGCATTCGCTGAGGCGAAGGCCGAATACGAACGCAGTAAGGCTCAGCGCGAAGCGGCTGCGCAGCAGGCTAGCTCGACTGTCGCGCCTGTGCGACCTGCCGCGATGCCGGCTATGGATCAGGATGAGCGTGGAATCGCATCGTACTTCAGACCGGAAGTCCGAGAGGCGATCGGCCAGGTCGGAAGTGCGCTGTCGAACGTCCGAAATATCCTTCCTGGAGCAGCAGTGTCGCCAGCGCCTGTGGTGATTCAGGGCGGCACTGGCACTGGCACTGGCCAAGTCACCTCCGTTGTAGGTCCAACCGATGCTGGTGAACCTGATCCGTATGCCAGTGCTGCGGACGAGCTTGCGCGTCGGCAGGCAGCGCGGCAGCAGCAGATGCTTGCTGCCATGCAGGCAAGCGGAGGCAGCGGTGGTGGTTATCGCCCTGAGGAGCTGAAGCTCTCCGACCGCTTGAAGCAGGCGTACGAAGAGGGGCTTGCGAGCACGGACGAGGTTGCCGGAGAGCTACGCAAGTTCCAGGGCAGCGCCGAGCGCCAACGTCTCATGGCTGAAGACGTTGAGCGCCAGAAGCGGGCCGTGGTCGATGAGCAGGCTCGCGCAACGCGACTTGCTGACATTGGTCGCCAGCAGGGTGACCTTACGCGCGACATCTCCAAGCGCATGGAGGAGTTTAAGGTTGACCCCAACCGACTCTTCGGCCAGGGTGGAGAGCGCGCCACTGCCAACTTCGCCCTCGGTCTTGCCAACGTGTTCAGCAACGTCGGCGAAGCGATGCAGGGCAAGGCTGGCACCAACGCGGTGCTCGGTCTTGTTCGTGATCGCATCGCGCAAGACATCGCGCTTCAGGAGAATGACTACCGCCGTATGCTCCAGGGCTACGAGGTAAAGCGCAACGGTCTGATGGACGCCATTCAGATGGTTGGCAACGAGCGCCAGGGTGCCGAGGCGCTGGCTCGCCAGCAGGCGCTTGCCTATGCCGGACAGCTCGGGCTGCTTGAGCGTGGGCTCAAGGATGCTCAGGCTCGCGGCGTCATTGCCCAGGCTCGCGCGACCATCCTCGCGCAGTACGGCAAAGACGAGCAGGCCATCATGGCGCAGAACGTGGCGGCTCGTAACCAGGCCACTGCGCAGGCTGCGTCGGCGGCTGCGGCTGATCGTCGCGCCATCATGCAGCAGCGCCTGTCGGCCATCCCCGGTGGCATCAGCCAGGACGAGCAGAAGCGCGTGGATGCGGCGCTCGACAAGGCGGAGACGAAGGGCCTCTTCGTCCGCGTCAGCGGGCTTAAGGAGCTGCGCAAGGTCGTCGAGAAGTATCCGAACGCAGCCGAAGAGGCTCGTGGCATCCTCGGCTCGTTCTACAACGCGGTCAACGAAGGCAAGGAACAGGGCACTCTTGAGCGGCTGCTTGCAAACGCTGCTCAATCCCAGATGTCCGACGGAGCGCGTGAGTACATCATGGCGTACAACAACTACATTGGCCCGCGCATCCGTGCGCTTGCCGGTGCGAACGTCACGCCAGGCGAGCGCTTCCTTTACGATCCGCAGAAGTACTCGTCGCCCAAGTCTGTCGACTTGATGCTCGCGAACGAGAGCAAGCGCGTGCGAGACGAGGCTGAGGCTTTGGAGAAAAGCTCTGGCCTTGCGCCTGGCAGCGATGCTCGTCTCTTCCTGCGTTCCTCGCTCTACGATATTGTTGGAACGTCTCCCAAGGCACCGCCAAAGCCGCAGTACGCAGACGCACAGGGAAAGCCGCTCAAATGACCGTTAAGCTCCTCGACAACGAGACGAAGGCACTTGTCGACTTTGAACCTGGCGCGGTCAACGCGGCGGTTCAGAGCGGTCGTTTCGGCTTCCCAAGCGACCGTGGCGTACCTGTGCGCGTCGAGGGCAAGCCTGCATTCGTGACCCCGGAGTACGCGGCTAAGTACCGCGACCGGCTGCTCTTCGTCAGCGACGAAGACGTGATGCGGCAGCGCGCAGAGGAGCGCTTCGGTGGCCTCGGCGGCGCGGCTCTCGGCACGGCCTACGGCGCAGTGAAGGGACTCTCGCTCGGCACCATCCCGGCTGCGGCTGCCGCGCTGGGTGCTGGCGAGTTCGTGCGCGACATCGAGCTTGCGCAGCCTACCGCCACGCTTGCTGGTGAGGGCCTATCGCTCGTCGTCGACCCGTTCGCGCTTGCTGGCCGTGTTGGTCAGCGACTTGCGGGCAAAGGCGCGGCTGCTGCTGCCGAGGCTGCTGCTGCACAGCGAGCAGCGGTATCGCCTGCACTGCGGCTTGGCGAGGCTGCAACGGGTGCGGTGGTGCCTCCTGCGCAGACGGCGGTGAGGGCGGCGGAGCAGACGTTGGAGTTGGGTGGGCAGAAGGCGGCCATGGGTGGTGCCAGCCAAGTTATGCCTACGCTCGGCGGAGCGCAAGCTCTTGCGCCTACAGCTGAAGAGGCTGCGTCTATTGCCTTCCGGTCTCGCGCTCGTAAGTCGATGGCCGAGCGAGGCCAGGCTGCGGCTCGTGCTGCTGAAGAGCAGGCTGCGATTGACGATCTGTCGCTGGCGTTCCGTCCTTCGACTGGCCCTGTGTCGCCCGCTGAGCCAGGTCTTCGTCTCGGCGCTGATCCGTTCCGCACTCCTGAGCTTGCCATGCGCGCTCGTCAGGCTGAAGAACTTACGACTCGTGCGGCTGGCGCTCGTGCTGCTGAGGCTCGCGCAGCCGAAGAGGCCGTTGCGATGGAGCGCGGACTTGCTCCTGGGCAGGTTGGTCCCATCGAGGACTTTGCCCAGATGCCTAGCTCGGCAATGGAGAGTGACTTCTTGCGGTCGGAACTCTCGCGCATCGACGACGCGCTTGACGCTAACGCTGCTGCCGCTCGTCGTGCTCGTTCGCAAGCCAGCCGTGACCGCATCGGTGCAGAGCGAGACCGGCTGCTTGCGGAACGCGAGCGCCTGGACATTGGCGCTATGCGCACGGGCATTCAGGCCGAAGAGGACTTGGCGGCTCAGGCTGGTCGTGCGTTCGAGGCTACCGAGATGCAGGCAGCCGCTCCTGCTCGCGTGCTGGAGTCCGAGCGCATGGGGCGCATGGCTGGTGAGATTGAAGCGGCCAACGTGGTCACCGCGTCTCCTCGTGCCGCGACGGCTCCCATCCCTGAGAACGTGTCGCCGCCACTGTCCTTCGGCGAGCGCATTGCCGGGCTTCGTGGTGAAGTTACGCCGCCAAACGTCTCGCCTGCCGGCATCGGTGCGCTGGAGACTCCTGGGCTCGTGTCGGCACCTGGCGCACTCCGTCTTGGTCCCGCTGGGCGCATGGCCGAAACGGCTACCCCTGCGGCTGACCGGTCGCTCGCCAACCTTATGGCCCAGGGTGGCACCTACGGGGCCGCTGAAGAGGTCCGCAGGCAGCAGACGGGCGAGAGCGAGGGCGGCCTCGGTGCGGTCGTTGGAGCGGGCCTTGCGGGCGCTGCTGTGCCTGCGGCGCTCACGCTCGGCGGTCGCGCTCTGGCGGGGGCTGGTCGCGCGGCGCGTGGAGTCATGATCACTCCTTCCGAGGGGCTGGTTGCCAAGATCAAGGGTGGCGCTGAGACGCTGGAGAAGACCCACGTTCTTCGCTCCTTCGACATCAGCCGCGACCATGTGACTCGTCTCAACAATAAGTTCGACATCCCTGAGGCTGGCGAGAAGGGCACCTCCGTCTTCGTCAACTTCATCAAGGGTGAGTTGAACGAGGTCGGCAAGCTCAAGGCTGCGTTCCCCGACGACGCCATCCTTGCGGGTATCCCTGAGGGTACGTCGCTCAAGTTTGGTCAGCTTAGCCCTGAGCGCAAGGCTGCACTCGCGAACGCAGTGGAGCGCTTCTACGGCCAGAAGTACGACACCATCTTCAACGATGCCGTCAAGTCGCAGATGGTCGACAATGCTCTCATCGAGAGCCTGCTCAACCGCGTTCGCGCTACGGACGTTCGCGGCCTTGATGGGCTTGGTCTCCAGTCGGTGAAGCCTGAGCTTGAGGCCATGGAGAAGTTCCTCCGTGAAGGTGGCCAGCACAGCATCGGCACGCTCAAGGAGCTTCAGTCGCTCGTTGGAGAGAACTTCCGTTCTCGACAGGGAGAGGGCGGTTCTTTCACCAAGGCTCAGTCGGTGCTCTACAGCGGGCTCAAGAGCGCGCTGTATGACGCCGTGGACCGCGTTACGCCAGGAGCCGTCAACGAGCTTCGCGGCACCGACATGGCCTACGAGATGGCCAAGATGCTGTCCGAGGGAGCCAAGAAGGTTGTCTCGAAGGCAGCGACGACATCGCCGATTGGGCGTGACCTGCTCGCGCAGTTTGCCCTCGGCTTTGCCGCCATCGGCCATCCGATTGCCGCAGCCAAGTTCTTCCTGGCTACCGTGGGGCTGCGTCACCTGTACAACCAGCGCGGTGAGGGCATCATCGCTGACCTGGCTGGCAAGCTGTCGACCAAGCTCACGCAGAACCCGCAGGTTGCTGCACAGGAGACCGCTGACGTTATCGTCAACGCAGCGCGTCCTATGCTTCTTGGTGCGAGCGCCGCGAAGTTCACTGACACCAAGCCCGACGACTACATGGCCATGTCGACGGCGGTGCGCGAGCTTCAGCAGACTCGTGAGGACGTGAAGCGTCGCCTCATGGATGCAACCTCGACGATGCCACCTGCCGAGCAGCAGAAGGCTGTCGAGTACTTCGACAATCAGATCAACATCCTGGCTCAGCGGTTGCCGAAGGGCATCCCGACGGGCAAGGCTCTGAGCGAGCAAGAGAAGCAGTACTCCATCTTCGCCCGCTCGGTCCTCGACCCGCATGGCTACGGCGTGCAAACCATCGTTAGCGGTGGCCCGAATGCCTCGGTTGCGGCTGACGCAATCAACTCGCTCGGTCCTCAGGGGCAGCAGTTCTTGCAAAGCCTCGCCGACGACCTGCAAGCTCGCATCAGCGAGAGCACCAAGCTGCGCGGCGACGAGACGGCCCTTGCAGTGCTTCGCAACGTCAAAACGTCCACCAAGAAGAGCGTTGGCGGCGGAACGCGCCTACGGGCCATCCATGCGCCAACAATGGGCAAGGGCGTGAATGAGGTCGGCAAGCAAGCTCCAACGGCGTTTGCTAATGCAGCCAAGGCGTTCAGTGGTACAAGCTCCACCATTCGCTGAATAGACATCGCTTAGACTGAACACTGATAGGTAGGAGGACGACATGAGTAGATTTGGAAGCGCGCTCGCCAATGGCGTGCGTCAGTACGCGGTCAGCATCGACAACGCGGCATGGTATCAGCTGGAGTCGCAGACGGGCGGCCTCGTGGCAGCCACGGGCCTTGCGGCATCGACCCCGGTCGTGCGTTGGCGTGGCCAGGTGGGCACGGGCACCGATACCGGCACCGTGCGCAACCCGTGGGACTACACGCAGGGCATCCTGATTCAGAACACGAGCGGAGCCGCAACGCTCTACCTGACGACGACGGACGACCAGACCGGTCTCCTCCCCACTCGCGCGGTGGCGAACGCCATCGCCATCGCGCCTGGCGCGAGCATCAAGCTCGACAACACGGATGCGACCAAGGTCTACCTTCGCGCAAGCGGGGCGCTCGTAGCCGCAGTGCTCTGCACTTGAGGCCATGTGTCGGCTCCTGAGCTGTCTCAATCACTGACGGGCTTGTCTCGTCGTTGGGGATCGTTCTGGGATGCGAACGCATCTCAAACCGTACCGTCTGCAAACGGAACGTCCCTCATCACGTTGAACAGCTCAGACCCGTTGAACAACGGCGTGAGCGTTGTCAGCGGAAGCCGGGTGACGTTTACGTCGTCCGGCGTCTACAGCATCACGTTCAGCATCCAGTTCGCCAATTCGTCGGCCACGATGTACGACGCTCAGGTGTGGCTGAGGAAGAATGGCGTAACGAGCGCGCTTGACGTTGCCGACTCGAACAGCCGCTTCTCGATTACGAGCAAACACGGGTCTACCAACGGCCACGTCATCGGTACGGTCAACTTCGTGATGTCGCTGAGTGCCGGCGACTACATTGTTCTTGCATGGTCTGCGGAAAACACGTCAGTTGTTATCGAGACGACGGCTGCAACTACCGGGACCCAACTGCTCCACGCACGCCTGCGGTCATCCTCACGGCGGTACAAGTTTAAGAGGCCATCATGTCTGCACCAAATCTTCAGTATCCTCCCGCCTCTGGTGGCGGCACCCCCGTCGGCGGCTCCGGAACCCCCGGCACGATCCCGGTGTGGAGTGGCTCGGGGACGACGCTGACGAACAGCGGTCTTCTCGACGACGGCACGCAAATCTACACGACGACGCGGAATGTCGGCATTGGCGCGGCGCCGTGGTCTCAATTCACGGTAGGATCTGGCGGCACGAACAGCCCCGCGGCAACGGTGGCGCTGCACAACCTCAATGCGAACGAGTACCGGCTAAAGCTCACATCCGCGAATTTTAACGCGAACGGGAACTGGCTCGGCCTCGGCCTTGGCTTTTCAAACAACTACCTGAAGGCCGCGATCATCGCGGAAGCCAAGGACGCAAACGCGCGTGCCGATCTGCATTTTGCGCTGAACGCAGCCGCGTCAAGCGCAAATGCAAGCATCGCGGATTCGCGGATGGTCATTACATACGGCGGCAACGTCGGCATCGGCACGGCGAGTCCGTTCACGCGAACTGACTCGCTCTCGTCTCGCAGCACGGCATTCGGAAGCATCGCATCGTTCAACACGATGCCGCTCTCCGTGACGGACGACACGGCGTTTGCCATCGGCGTCGGTGGCGGAATCAACTTCCGCGCGAAACTCACGTCGAGCACATACGCGACGTATGCCGCGATCTGGTCGGCACGAGAGACGGCAACCAACAGCGATTACCGTGGCTCGCTTGTGTTCGCGACGGCGGACAATGCGAACGGATACCCAAGCGAACGCGCCCGCATCGACAGCTCCGGCAACGTCGGCATCGGCACGGCGAGTCCGTATGCCCGAGCCTCCGTCCGTGGGGCTGCAGGCGTGGGGCTCGGGGCATGGTCAACCAGCGGTGCGAGTCCAGGGACACCTATCGCGGCGTCATTGTTTCTTGGCGACGACAACTTTTACAACGCATCGTTCTACAATCAGTGCCCGGGGCTTTCCGCTACCTATGACGCGGCGCGCGGAAACTCTGCTGCGCTCGCGCTGTATTACTATAACGGGAGCAATCGAGCTGAAGGTGCTCGCCTTGACGGCAGCGGCAACGTCGGCATCGGCACGGCGAGTCCAGCAGCCAAATTCCACGTCAAGGACGCGACGAACCGAAACATCATCATGACCAGTGGCACCACTGGCATGAAGATCACATCGATCACCGACGCAAGTGCGGAGGCAGACATCGGCGTGCAGGGCAACACGGTTCAGTTCTTGACTGGAGGCACGGAACGCGCCCGCATCACCAGCGCCGGCAACGTCCACGCCGCCTCTGGCACGACGACCATGACGGACGGATTCTTCTACATCCCCGCCGCCGCAGGTGCGCCGACTGGCGTGCCGACCGCAATCGCCGGTCGCGTGCCCATGTACTACGACACGACCAACAATAACTTTTACGTCTACAACGGCGCATGGAAGAAGGTCCTCCTCGCATGATTACCATCACCTGGGCGGTCACCGGGATGACCGCATATCCGCAGAAGGAAGGCGAAACGGATGTAGTGTTTCAGGTGTCGTGGTGCTGCACCGCGACCGATGGCACGTTCACGACCGCCGTCCCAGGCTCGATTGGCGTAGCGTGGCAGGCTGGGACGCCGTTCACGCCATACGATCAGCTGACCGAGGCGCAGGTGCTCGGGTGGGTCTTCACGGGCCTAGGCTCGGAAAAGGCAACCGTCGAGGGCTACGCCGTCGAAGGCGTCGAGGCGCAGGCTCACCCGCCCGTCGTCTCGCCTCCGCTTCCGTGGGCACCTGCTCCCGTGCCCGACGCGCCCGCCATCATCGCGCCGCCGCTTCCCGACATGAGCGTTCCGCCGATGGCCGATGCGGTTGACGCACCCGCCGCTCCCGTGGCACCTTCCGATGAAGCCGCACCTGCGGTGGATGGAGGAACCAATGAATGAAGAGCAAGCGTTCAAGAACATCGTCGTCATCGTGATGCGCGCCCAAAAGGCTGGACTTCTGGAGCTTCACGAAGCCGTGGCCATCAACGAGTCGCTGCAAAAGGTCAGCGACGCACTCAAGCTCGCGCCTCCCCAGCAGACGGCTGCGGTCGTCGGCGAAGCAGCGCAGGCGCAGGCGTGACCATGGCGCCGAGCACGAAGACCGTTGCCGAGGAAGCTGCCGAGAAGGCCGTCCGCGAGACGTTCCTCCTGCTCGGCGTCAACGTTGACGACCACGCCAGCGTCGAGTCGTTCCGCGAGGACATGTCCTTCTCGCGCGGCATGCGGAAGAGAGCGGAGCAAGGCGTCGACGTCTTCTTCAAGCTTGTCTTCGCGAGCATCGCGACGGCTGTCATCTCCGCCGTGTGGAAGTACCTCCACCCCGGAGCGCACTCGTGAACGACAAAGTGGAGTTGTGGGCGGTGTTCATCTGGCCGGCAATCACCGGCCTCTTGAACATCATCCTGCGCACCCGTACGCCGGAGGAGTGGGTCGAGCGTTGCGAGAAGCAGCCGCGTCTTGCAGCGTTCACCCGTTTCCTCCGGGCATCGGGATGGGATCCCGTGAAGATGGTGGCAGCCATCTCGGAGTTCGTCGCTGGAGGCAAGTCGTAATGCGCTATGCAGAATGGTTGGCGGTTCTGGTGCTTGCTGGCTCGATTAGTGGCTGCTGTGGTCCGCGTTGGCCTACGACGCATTCTCTGCCTCCGCCGCACCGCGCGATCCGTTACATCGCGCAAGCGGTCAAGATCGCAGATGACCGCTGCGTCAAAGAGGCGAACACTCAAGTAGAACTTGAAGGTTGCCAGGCGGTCTACGACACCCTGAAGCCGGTCATCCTGAAGCTGGAGACGCCATGACGGAGAAGCAAGCCATCGACCTCGTGCTCTACATCCTTGACTGGGTGAAGTACCGCCACGAGGACATCTTCGAGCGCCTGCTCGGAGACATCCCCTCGGCTGCCATCATCCTCTCGGAGCGCAGTGCTGCGCAGGCTAAGCTCGAAGAGCTTCAGAAGAAGGAAGAAGACCATGGCTAACGGCATTGCGCGCATGGTTGCAGGTGGCGCTGCGGGAGGTCTCGAAGACGACGTGATGCCGATGTCGGACGAGCGTGCCGCAGCCTTGTCAAAGGAAGCGGATGCAGCGACGCGTGATGAAATCGCTCGCCTCATTGCGCCCAAAGAGAAGCCCAAGTCCAAGGTTTCGGATCGCAAGGCTTCGATGCTGATGGCGCAGGCTGACGCAGCGAAGAACGAAGCGCTCGCAAACCTTCGCAGTGCCCCAGCTGCGGAGCCCGCTCCGCGCAGTAGCATTGCTCGCGCAGCCGTCAAGGACAACCGCTTTGCGCCGATTGCCGGGTCGATGGGCGCTGGCCACCTTGTGCGCGAGGATGGCACCATGAAGGGCTCTGGTTTCTTCGGCCCCATCCAGCACTCGTCTGGCCGTGGGGCTACGGAGCTGGGCATTGAGAGTGGTCCTCCGGCATCGTTCAACTACACGCCTAGGGGCTACATGAACTACCCGTCCATGGTGCCAACGCTCTCGCGTGAAGAGCTTGCGACCATGATGTCTGGCAACGAGAACTGGCCTGAGAGCATCTACCGGAAGGCGGCTACGCACGCCCGTGAGCGGCTCGCGCAGGGCAAGAGCCCGTTTGCGCAGACTGGCGAGCAGTACCCTGCTCCTGGCTACGAAGCGCAGTTCATGCAGCAGTATCCGTCTGCTGTCATGTCGTACCCAGACCGGACGGTGGGTTACCAGTACGCAGCTGGAGCGCCGGTTACGCGGTACATGAGCCCGGTCTCGTCGCGTCCTGTGCCGCAGAGCGCCATCATGTCGATGTTGCAAAGGAAGTAGCCATGCCGCTGTCCAAGTCTGTCTCGAAGAACATCAAGGAACTCTACGCGGACAACGAGAAGTCCGGCAAAGAGATGGGCGCTAACGGGAAGAAGCGCAAGCGCAGCCAAATCATTGCGATTGCCATGCGCGCTGCTGGCAAGTCGAAGATGGGGGCTTGATGGGCGTAGAGCGTGCCGCTAGACGGACGCCTGTGACTCCAGAGCAGGTGTTTCTATCGTTTGCTACGGCCTGGCAGCTTCTGACTGGCCAGCCTCCGCAGCGGCACGTCCTTCACATCCTCCACGCCCAGTCTGCCTTGGAGACGGGGCATTGGAAGAGCCTCTACAACTTCAACCTTGGCGGAGCCAAGAAGCACGGCGTATGCGACTGGACCTACTTCACGACGACGGAGCGGTTCCCTCATGCCGTAGCCGACAAGCATCTGGCCTCATCGAAGCCTGGGTCAGAGGTCACGCTCGTGAGGACGGACGCGACGCACAAGACCCTCAAGTTCTCTGGCAAGCAGTCGATGAACTGCTTCGCGAGCTGGGAGGACTTGGACTCCGCCGCGAAAGATCACATCGCCCTGCTGTTCCGCCGCTTCCCCAAGGCGATTGAGCGAGCCAAAGAGGGCGACGCGACGGGGTATGTACGCGAACTCAAGAAGGCTGGCTACTTTACGGCGAGCGAAGAAGAGTACTCGAAGACGGTCAACAGCATCGCCAAGAGCTACGAGAAGAAGCTCTCGAACGTGATGCTGCCGACCGTGGTGATCCTCTAGCTCTCGTGGCCCATTAGGTCGTTGACGATAACGGCGGCCACCTCTTCTGCCGAGGACTGGCCAGTGAGCAGCTTCGTCTTGAGCAGGTCCATGCGCTGCTGCTGCTCAAGCACCTTGAGCTTGATGGTGGCCTGTGTGCCCGTAGCCTGGCTCAGCTTGTAGGCTGCGTCAGCGGCGGCACGCAGGTCGCCCTGCTGCATCGACTGCTCGATGACCGAGGCCAGGGTGGAAGTCACAAGCTCGTGTGCTCCCTGCGGCCTCAGAATGGACCTTCTCGTGTTCCGTCGTGCCTCCCGGATGCATCCCTGCACCTGCTGCTCGGAAAGCCCGTAGGACCGCCTTACGGTGCCTGCATCAAGCTCCTCGTTCCAGTCGCTCTCCAGCATCCTCCGAGTGATGAGTTCAACGGCGAAGAACTCAGCCTCGTCGCCGCTCATCTCGAAGGGTGCAGTGGGGAAGCGCTGCGCCTGTGGCTCAAGCGTTTGAAGCGCCAGGTTTTGCTTCTTCCTAGGCATTCTTCATGCGCTTGTAGCGCTCCAGCATGGCGCGACCCTTGGCCGCGAGACGAACCATAGCGCTCGTGGTACGAGGAACGGGCTCGCCCCATGCAGCAGCACTGAGAGCGCGGCGAGTCGGCTTGCCATTGGGTTTCACGGCTCCGCCAGTTGGGTTCGAGAACATACGCGTAAGGAACGAGCCCTTCCTGCGCATCTTCTCTGGCGTATCCGCTGCACCCTTGACGCCGGGCTTGAGGTTGGCTCCCTCGGTGCGGGCATAGAACGCGCGACCAGCGGAGGTGAGTCCGCCCTTTGGGTCTTTGAGGCGCTTGGCGATAGGCATGGCTTCCTCGTGATAGGTGACGCGCGCACTCCCGGCTGCTCGGATGGGGAAGTGGGGGAGAGAGGGCTCGGGAGGCGCGTCGTCTTGGTTATTATACGGGCTTCTTCGGGGGCCGTCCACGTCGTTTGGGCGGCTGCACGGGAGCCTCCTTCGGAAGCTCAGACAGGACGACCTGCGGCTTCGGAGGAGGAACGGGCATTGTCATGTACTGGAAGATGGCATCCTTCGCCCCTGGCAGCATGTAACTAGTTTCGTGCTGCTTCTTCTCAGCTTCCTCGGGCTCCTCCTCAACCTCAGCCCAGCGCAGCATGGTCGCGCTGATGACGGTGTGCGTCTTGGTGCCTTGGCAGATGCGGATGATGTTCCCGTCAAGCATCACCTCCCATCCGTTCTTGGGGTGAAGGCTCTCGGTGAGGTTGGTCCCAGTCCACGGGGTGCGGACGGGATAGACGAGCATGGCGTACTTCAGTCGCATTTGCGGCACCGCTTTGGCATGTTGTAGAGGAAGTTGGTTTGGAACATGGTGCTCGTGTTTTTGCAGCGTTTGCACACTACGTCCCACTTGCGAGGATTGTCGGTTGGCGCAGATACCGTATAGATTCCGTATGTGCCTCCAACCTCGACCTTGGCAATCTTCGGTGTGCTCGTTCTGCGCTTGCACCCGCAGGAGCGCACGCCGGCAGAGACGATGGCCGTGCGCGTACGCTTGACCACTTTGCCGCAGGCGCATTCACAGACGAACGGGTGAACGCTCTTGACGGTCAGATACCCAATGATGGCTCCGACCGTGAGGTCTGACTTCTCAACGTGCTGCTTCACTTGCCGACTCCAGCGGTTTGCATGAGGTGGAGGAGGTCCTCCCAGAACATGATGGCCATGGGCTTCTCACGGTCGTAGCGCAGCACGGCAACCGGAACGTCTTCAGGCTTGCGTGCCTCGTCCGCCTGCTCCAACGCGGCCTTTGGGCTGAGGTTCTTGCCCGTCTTCACCTCGACCCACCAGCCTGGAAGACCAACCACGTCAGGCGCATCAGCGCCGTCTCGCGCCTGCCAGCCTCGGTGCGCATCTACGCCAAATCGTTCAGCAATCTCTTTGGCTGTGGCGCGCTCTCCGCGCTTGCCCTTCTCTCGTTGTGCCTTACCCATCGTCGTCTCCATCGTAGTCTCGGGCCAAGCCGAGCCTGTCAGTCATGCGGTATTCAGGTGGGAGCCCATCGTCGAGGTATCCGCGAGCCTCGATGTCGGGCATCGCGTCCAGGAGTTCTCGGGCTTCCGAAGCGTCTTTCGCCACGCTGACGCGGGGCGTCTTCTTGACGGCTCTCGGCTCCTTCCCTTGCTTGCGAGCTGCCCTGTATTCCTTGGACAGCTCCACGAGCCACAGCGGGTACTCGCGCTCGTCATTGAGAAGCGCGAGTACGAGCGGGGGAAGCGGCTTGCCGGACTGCTCGTAGTGGCCCACCAGCGTCGAGGTTTGAATCTTCGACATCTGGTGGCTCCACGAGTGCTTGTCGAGTTTGGCTGTCAGCCGTCGCGCTGCTGTAGGTGCCATGCCTGTCAGAGCTGCTACGTCTGTCGCCCTAAGCCACGTCCATCGACTCATCAGAACGGGATGTCGTCCGATGGGAAGTTGTCGTCGAACGCAGCTTCTGGCGATGTGCGAGCGAGGCCAGGGTCGTTGCGCAGCATGGTCGCCCAGCCCTTGGCCAGCGCCGCACCGCGCAGGTTGTACTTCGCCCACTTCTTCTTCTCCGGGTCACGGAGAGCCATACCGGCGCGGTACTCGTCATTCGAGGCATGCATGTCGAGGTACTCGGGAGGGCACTGGGAGAAGTGCCGGCCCACCCAGGACTCCTTCTTCCAGAACTTGGGATCGAACTTCACAACGGGGTCTCCAGCCCAGTCGCCCTTGCCGCCGCCGCCTTCCTTGTTGCATTCGAGCGGCGTAGCCACGCGGGCTACGGGGTTGCCCTTGGAGTCCCAGGCGGCGATCCATTCCTCGGTCCACTTGTCCACGTCGGGCGGTGCCTGCACTGCGGCATTACCGCCACGAGGAGAGCCCTTGCGCTGCGCTTCGGCGAAGTCACGGGTGAGACGTGCCACGGCGGCTTCGAGGAGCTGCACGCGCTGTTCCAGGCTTTCGTGAGGGTATGTCACTTGGTCGTCCATCGTTCGTATTCCACGGTCTTGAGTGCCCCGCTCGCACGGAGAGTCGACTCCAGGCTTTCGAGGGCCACGGCGTTCTTGGCGAGCTTCTTCTTGATGTCCGCCCACGACGCAGCGGGACGAAGCACGTCTTCAGCGCCGGCAGCGACAATCGCATCGAGGGCGGACGGGATGACCGTTAGGTTCTGCCTCTCGGCTTTGGCAAAGCCATAGGACCGGCCATCACGGGTGCGGACCGGTCCGTTCTCGCGAACGAAGATCTTCAGCCGAGACTCGATGGTGGCGATGACCTCGGTCGCGTAGTTGATGAGGGCATGGGCAGCCATGGCCTCGTCCTCGTTGTCGACGCTGACGGCCAGCTTGCGCACGTCGACCTGAAGCAACGACGCTTCATTGATGGCCTTGGCAATGGCCGTGTTCTTGGGGCACGACACCTCGCCGGGGCACCACTGGCACCAGTGGCCAGGGGTGGCTTCGGGCTGCTCCTCGCTGCGACGAGAGATGGCCTCCATCATGCGCTCGCTATGCTCAACAATGTGGTTGTACCAAACCAACACACGGTCTTCCTCGCCACTCGCAAGATAGACGACTCGCACGTCTACCTGCTTCAGCAAAGGATACTGCTTCCACAGTAGCCATGCGTAGGTGCGCATCTGGTCTTCGTAGACCCCGTGACGCTGGCCGGTCTTCCAGTCGACCAAAACCGCGTGTGTATGCTCGGGGCTCACGAGGATGAGGTCAGCGGTACCCTTAAACTCGTCCTCGTAGCCACCGGTCCAGCGCATCTCCTGCTCGATGTGCGTTTTCCATCCCTTGGCTCCTTCCATCAGAACCTCGGCGTAGTTGACGCCGACCGTGGCGAGTGCAGCCTCGTCCTCGTCGCGAGCCTTCTCGCCGTCGTTCTTGTGGCCAAGGGCAGAGGCGATGGTGTTGTGAACGCGGGTGCCGCGCTCGGCAGCCTCGGAGGATGCGCCTTCCGGCCATTCGTTGGCCGAGAAGAACGTACAGTTAAGCCAGCGGGTGGTGGAGCTGGCACGAAGCACTGGGAGCTTGCGCATCACAGCACCTCCTCGACAGCCGGAACCGTGTCTTCGACGACAGGCGTCGGGTTCTGAAGCTCCGCCTTCTTCTTGGCGAAGAGGTCGCGAAGCTCCTTAGCGACAGCGCCCTTCAGACCCCGCTTCTTGATCTGCTCGCCGACTACCTTCAGCGCGACCTCGGTCGTGCAGGCGTCGATGGCCTCGCGGAAGCCCACGATGTCGTCGTCGTCCACGACCGCCTCAGCAGGCGCGCTAGCGGGCTCAGGAAGCGCCTCGATGGCCGCAGGCTTGATGGCCACGGGCGACGGCTTGATCGTCGCGGGGACGGCCTCGTAGGCGGCCTGGCGATGGTCGAAGTCCTGCACCTCTTCGGGGGTATAAACCCCGACGACGCATGCAGGAAAGACGGTACGGATGCCTTCGGAGATGACGCGGGCACGGAGCATCTGCCTGGGGTACTT